AACAGAAAAACTAACCATCAGAACATTGGGGTGATTAAACAATCTAACTTATGTAATGAGATTTACCAATATACTGATGAGAACACCACTGCTATCTGTACGTTATCTTCTATGGTATTGAAAAACTTTATTATTAAAGGTGAGTTTGATTTTAAATTACTTTATAATGAAGTTAGAAAGGTTGTTAGAGCACTTAACAAAGTTGTTGATATCAATAGTTATTCAACCGAACAAGGTAGAAAAGGTGGTTTGGAACAAAGAGCGATTGCGATTGGAACACAAGGTCTTGCTGACGTATTTTACTTAATGGATTATATCTTCACATCTGAAGAGGCAAGAAAGTTAAACAAAGAAATATTTGAAACTATCTACTTCGCAGCAATTACTGAAAGTATGGAATTATGTAAATCAGGTGAATATAAACCATATGAATTCTTCAAAGGTTCACCAATGTCAAAAGGTATATTCCAATTTGATATGTGGGGATTAGATTACGAAGGATTAGGTAGAATGTGGGATTGGGACTCACTTAAATTAGAAGTGTCTAACCACGGGGTTTGTAACTCGTTATTCACGGCTCAGATGCCGGTAGCGTCTTCAGCTAAAATCACAGGTTCATTTGAAATGACAGAACCGGCTCACTCGGCATTATTTAACAGAAGAGTTGTTGGGGGTGAGATTTTAATTGTTAACAAATATTTAATCAATGATTTTGAAAAGATAGGTATTTGGTCTGAAGATTTGAAAAATGAAATTATTATGAATGAAGGTTCTATTCAAAATATTAACTTTAACCATTACCTTGATGTTGAGGATAAAAATTACAACAAGAAAGTTAAAAGAATTGAACATTTAATTCCAAAGTACAAAACAATTTGGGAGATATCTCAAAGAGAACTTATTGATATGGCGGCTGACAGAGCTCCGTTCATTGACCAATCACAATCGATGAATATCTATATGTCTAATCCGACATTATCAAAGATTTCGTCATCACACTTCCATTCTTGGGGTAAAGGATTAAAAACTCTTTGTTATTATGTTAGAACAAAAGCGATATCAACCGGAGCAAAACACTTGGCGGTCGATATCTCAAAAGTGGGTCAACCAAAACCAATTGAGAAACCAACTGTTGATATAACACAAAAACCTTCAGATTCCGAGTTTGAGTGTTTCGGATGTGGTTCTTAATAAGAATATAAATCACGGCTTAGGACGTGATTTTTTATTTTGAGGGGTATTTATAAAAAATAATGACGACACTATATTTATAGTTATGGCAGATGGAATTACATATGGTTTAACTTTTCCTTTCAGAGATTCTTTTGATGGGAAATATTTAGATTTATCAGATTATAATGACCAAGAGATTAGGTCTAACTTAATACACCTTTTATTATCAAAAAAAGGTAGTAGATATTATTTACCTGATTTTGGGACAAGGTTATACGAATTTATTTTTGAACCTTTAGATGGTCCTACTTTTTCTGAAATTGAAGCAGAAATTAGAGAGGCTGCCGGAGTGTATCTACCCGGAATAAGAATAACTAATATTAGTATTACCGCAGCTTCTGATGATGATGAAGATAAAGGTAGTTACATTAACGATAACGATGAAAGAATATTTCGTGTGTCAGACATCTCAAATAAAGAACATACCGCAAAAGTTAAGATTGATTATATCATCAATAATGATGTGTTTAATAGTAGCGACTTTGTAATTATTAATATATAAAAATTATGGCAAATAAAAAAATTTCCTACACTACAAGGGATTTCCAATCAATTAGAACGGAACTAATTAACTTTACTAGAACGTATTATCCGGATACAATCCAAAACTTTAATGATGCGTCGGTTTTTTCGGTGTTATTAGATTTAAATGCTGCGGTAACAGATAACTTACAATTCAATATAGATAGAAGTATTCAAGAGACGGTACTTCAATATGCGCAACAAAGGTCATCAGTTTTTAATATTGCAAAAACTTACGGGTTAAAAGTTCCGGGAATGAGACCATCTGTTGCGTTAGTTGATTTTTCAATTACGGTTCCGGCTTTTGGTGATAAAGAAGATTTAAGATATTGTGGTATATTAAGACGAGGTTCTCAGGTTAATGGGGCTGGTCAAGTCTTTGAAACTGTTTATGATATTGATTTCTCATCACCAATTAATGGTGAAGGATTTCCAAATAGACTAAAAATACCTAATTTTGATTCAAATAATAAATTATTAAATTATACTATTACTAAACGAGAAACCGTAGTAAACGGAACAACAAAAGTATTCAAAAAAGTTATAACACCAAATGACGTTAGACCTTTTTATGAACTATTTTTACCGGATAAAAATGTCTTAGGTGTGACTAGTGTATTATTAAAAGATAGCACACAATATACCAATATACCTTCAGTTCAAGAATTTTTAGGTTTAGATAATAGATGGTATGAAGTGGACGCGTTAGCTGAGGACAGAGTGTTTGTAGAAGACCCTACTAAAGTTTCGGATTCTCCGGGAATTAAAGTTGGAAAATATATTCAAACTAGTAACAAATTTATCACTGAGTTTACACCTGAAGGGTTTCTTAAAGTTACTTTTGGTGGAGGTTCCCAATCATCTGATGAACAATTAAGAGAATTTGCAAGAGACGGATATCAATTGAATTTATACAAATACTCGAATAATTTGGCTTTAGGTAGTACGTTAAAACCTAACACTACAATATTCATTCAATATAGAGTGGGTGGTGGTGTAGGTAGTAATATTGGGGTTAACGCTATTACTCAAATTGGTACTGTTTCATTCTTTGTTAATGGACCGTCTGATAGTGTTAACACAACTGTAGTTAACTCATTAAGATGTACTAATGTTACTGCGGCTATTGGTGGGGCTAACTTTCCAACAACAGAAGAAATTAGAAATTTAGTATCATATAATTTTTCAGCTCAAAAAAGAGCTGTAACTGTAAATGATTATGAATCAATAATTAGAACAATGCCGTCTCAATTTGGTGCTCCGGCTAAAGTATCAATAACTGAAAATAATAACAAGATAATTGTTCAAATGTTATCTTATGATGAAACAGGTCGATTAACTGAAGTAATCTCAAACACTTTAAAAAATAATGTTGCAAATTACCTATCAAATTATCGTATGATAAATGATTATGTATCAATACAAAGTGCAAATGTTATTGATTTAAGTTTTAATATTGATGTGGTGTTAGATAACACTCAAAATCAAGGTACGGTAATTTCTCAAATAATAACTATTGTTTCTGATTATTTTGAACCAATTAACAGACAATTAGGTGAGAATGTTAATATATCAGAATTGAGACGATTAATCCAAAGTGAAAACGGGGTAATCTCAGTATCAGATATTCAAGTATTTAATCAAGTTGGAGGTCAATACTCATCGTCACAAACATCTCAAAGATATATTGATAGTACGACTAAACAAATTGAATTAATTGATGAGACAATCTTTGCTCAACCAAATCAAACATATCAAATTAAATATCCAAACAAAGATATTAATATTAGAGTTAAAAATTTAAAAACAGTTAACTTCTCTTGATAATTTAATAATAACCATCTATTTTTTTTAGATGGATTATGTTACAGATATTTTAACTTTAATTAAAGGGTATAACGGAACTTGGGCTCAATGGTTTGTTGCGGGACTATACCTTAATTTTAGATTAATTTGTTCTTTTATTGTTTTTTTAATTTATTTTAATCAAATTAGACAAACTAAAAAAATAACAAAATTCCAATTTTTTTTATTATTAGTAATATCTTCTTTTATTATGTCAGATTTTAATGATTTAAAACATAGAAGAATTTTAGAAAAAACTCAATATTCTCAAGATTATTTTAATAAAAATACTAAAAATTTAGTTATTGTTGCTGAAGGGGCGTTAAGCCCATTTAAAGACGTAACCGGGCCTAATGAAATTCAAATTGACATTACCCATTCAAGAGATTTAGATGGGTTGGGTTTATTAGAAAGTAAAATAGAAACTAATGAAACAAGTGTTATTACATATGTGGGAACCAATAATTATAATTTAACTTCCGAAGAAATATTTAAAACCGTCAAATATTTTAGGTTATTTAATCCAACCGGTAAAGTTGTTTTAGTTGGACATAGTATTGGTGGATATAATATTGCTCAGGTATTGGATAATCTAAATAAAGAAAATATTAAGGTAGATTTAACCATATTTTTAGATAGTGCAAACCAATTAGATAACAATTATGATTACCAAATTAAAGATAATGTTACTTACGCAATAAATTTTATGTCAGTTAAGTGGTCTGATAATATGTATTTCTTTACTAATTCAGGAGGTAATGTGTCATTATTTAAAAATAATTTAATAACTAAAGTAATTAATATTGATATTCCTGACACTACTCATACATCCATAGATAATACAATTAACAAGTATGTTATTGAAATTGTTAATAATTTTTTAGAAATGAAGTCAAACCCTATTGATTTTGTGAAAAAATATAAATACGAGACATAATTTATTTTTAAAAATTATGAATTATCTTTTAAAAATAGTGTATAAACTATTTATTTAAAAAGATAAAAAATGTCAAAATCATATAGAATAAGAACGAAGGTCGGTGTTGATACTTCTTTGAAGGTATTAGTTGAACAAGAATTCGAATATTTAGAGATTCTATCCTTAAAAATTTTACAAAGTGATATCTACACAAGACAATGCTCTGACTACGGTGTGATTGTTGGTCGTGTTAGTGTTAATAATGGTTTTGGTCTTCCAAACGCTAAAGTTTCTATCTTTATTCCTATTGATAGTGTGGACCAAACAAACCCAATCATATCGGAGTTATACCCTTATAAAACATTATTGGATAATAATGATGATGGTTATAGATATAATTTATTACCATATGTCCAATCATATAGTGCTCACGTGCCAACCGGAACATTTTTTACAAGAAAAGATGTTTTAACAAATCCAACTTTAATTGATGTTTATGACAAATACTACAAATATAACGCGGTAACCAACGAAAGTGGGGATTATATGATATTTGGAGTTCCGGTAGGGTCTCATACTATTGTAATGGATGTTGACTTATCTGATATCGGTGAATTTTCATTATCACCACAAGATTTGATTAGAATGGGATTAGCGACTGAGGCTCAAGTTTCAGGGACTAACTTTAAATCATCAAATAACTTACGTGAATTACCACAAATCATTAATCTTATTAAATCTATTGAGGTTGACCCATTATGGGGACAACCCGAAATTTGTAATTTAGGTATTACAAGAACTGATTTTGATTTAAGTAGTGAATCAAAAATTGATATTAGACCAACGTCTGTTTTTATGGGGTCAATTATTTCTGATTCTAATACAAATGCTGTAAAATCTAATTGTAAACCAACTAACAGGTCGGGTCATTTATGTAGTTTAGTTGCGGGACCGGGGGAAATATTGGCAATTAGACAAACAATTCTACAAGATTCTAATGGTTTACCTATTCTTGAAAATTTCAGTTTAGAAGGTGGTGGTAAAGTTATTGATGAAAACGGGACTTGGTTAATTGATGTTCCGATGAATATGGATTACTACACCACAAATGAGTTTGGTGAACAGGTTATATCTAACGACCCTGAAGTTGGAATTCCAACTAAGGCGAAGTATCGTTTTAAAGTTAAATGGGCTCAATCACCATCATTATCTGATATAACAAAACGAGCTTATTATTTAGTGCCTAATATTAGAGAATATTCAACATTTCAGGTAGAATCGTACGCTTTTAGTGTAGATTGGGCGGATTATGGTGACCAACAAATGATTCAAGACGCAATAAATTGTGAAGATAAATTTTATATGATGCAGTATAATAAAGTTTATACTGTTTCTGAGTTTATTGATAATCATAAAAAAGGTAGTGGTACTGAAAGATATATTGGTATTAAAAATATTTTAGAAGAGTCGTGTGAAAGTGAAAACAATAAATTCCCAACAAATGATGGTAATTTTAGGTTTGATATAATCTACATAATTTTTATGTTTTTTAGTATCATATTAACACCTGTTTTTTTCGCGTTAATACTTCTATTACACATTTTATATTTTGTAATATGGTTGTTGAGAATTATTGTAATACCTGGGTTAATAGTTTGGTGTTTAGCGAGTATTGTTAATTACGCTTTATTAATTATAGGGTGTGTACCATACGCGTTAGGTATGATTGCAGGTTACGCAGCAATGATAGTAATTTATTTAATTTTATCGATATTATTATATTATATTCTACGAAAATTATGGGAAATTGATTTAAAAGGTATTAAAGTCCCAATTTTAACATATCCGGATTGTGATTTATGTTCTTGTAATCAAGGTCAACCAATTAATGAAGAACCTGACCCTGATGGTGCACCTGCTGATGAGGAGGATAAATTACAACCTTGTCCAACAATATTCTCTGACCCAAGACCAATTTCTCCATTAAATAATGGTTTAATATTAGCCCCTGTATCGACTTTTTCGGGATTTAGATTACCGTCATATAATGCGGAGACAAATCCAACAGGTTTTAATGGTCAATTAAAAACTATTTTAGCTAATGATTTTGCGGGGTATACCTATGATGGTCAATACGGTTCATCCACTATTGGGGCTCCTTATTTCCAATCAGAAATATTGACTACAGGTTCGGGTGGAGATACTTTGGCGAACGAATGGGATTGGTTTACTAATGGTTTACCTCTTGCAGATAGAATTAATTTATTTAATGTTAAAGCAAAATATTTTGACCAAACGGCAAACAATCCTGGAGGTGGAGTTAATAGAATTTCTGTTAATTTTCAAACAGGTCAAACTAATGTGCATTATGATAATACTATTGTAATATTATGTGATAAATCTACTGCTAAGAAATTTGCTACGGGTCAAATGATATCGTTCCAAAATCCATCTTATACTAAAGACCCAAATTTAACGGGAGGTATTAAAAATAAATTTAATAATAATGCTATTACAGGTACAACATATACCGGTAATACACAAATTAGAGTTAATTATGCAAACCCTAACGGTAATGGAAATACCCAATCACCATTATATAACGTTACGATAACAGCAACATCGACCACAAATATTCATAAATTTCCAATTGATGTCGAATACTTCCAAGTTATTACGGGAATGACTTATAGTTCATTTAGTGGTATGTGCTTAACCCCTACATCACCAGATTTCTTACCTAATTCATTAAATCAAAAATATTTTGCAAACGACACCACTTTTTTTAAAATGTATAATAATACTAATAGCAATCAATATGGTGGTAGAGGGTATATTGATTTTGTTGGAGCGATTCCGGGACAATTATTACCTGGTGTTAAAGTATTAAAGTCAATAAATTATGTTAGATATGTTAACGATAATTACGTCGTAATATTAAATAGAGGTGTTGACCCTTATACCTCTAAAATACCGATTGAATATGGTGTAGGTAAACTTTTTGGGTATAGTTCAGAAAGTGCGGTAAAAATAAAGGGGTTTTATAGGATGAATATACCTATTCAGGGTAGTTTTATAAATATTAGTCACTCCTCAACTGAAAGAGCGTCTACAATACCACTTCCAGCTTGGACACCATTACCAAGTGGTGGTACATCAAATTTTGTTATAGGTCAAACTTGGGTTGGGGGTAATTCAGTAACGGTTGGTGGAAATGTTAATAGTGAAAATACTTATGCAAATGGTCAACAATTATATTTTAATTCATTTTCTTATTGTGATAATCAACGAGAAACTTGGGATTATGTTACAGGATATACTAATGGTTTAACTGCGACAACTTGGACTCAAAAAACTTCAAGATTTTCAGGGTTTAATTCAAATTTAATTAGTTATTATTCTAGTTTAGATAATCGTTCAATAACGTCACAATATAAACCAAGTTGTAATAATATACAACCTACTAATGGAACGCCTAACTCGGGAGATGACGAGGCTACTCCAAAACCTCAAACACCTCCAATTGGTGCTGGAGCAAATGCCGACCCATTTCACGGAATATCAGTTGGAACTGCTAATGGTTTTACCTTGGCGTGGTCAAGAAATCCGACTTTTAAATTAACTCGTAATGGAACTTGTGGGGTGAATCGTGACTGTAATAGAAGTAACTTACCTTGGATGACATTAAATACGGGAACCACAAGATATTATTCGACTACCGGTAGAAATGAGGGGTATATCCCTAATGAAATTGTTGAAGGGTCGTCAATGTTACATATGGAACAATTTATACCGACAGGACCGTCTGAAAGTAGTTCCTTGATTTTCTGTTGTGCTAATGTTCAAACACCAAGAGTTTATAGTTATTATTATTCACCTATTTATGCTACAACTGCGAACACTATGAATTTCACATTAGGTAGTGTTGGGACTACATTTCCGGGTATGACAAATAATCAAATTGTTATGAGAGGTGATAGATTACCTACAAGTACAAATGTTGAAGAATATTGTTGTAATGGACGTGTATTACAAAAGAATAGTAAGTTTGCTATGTATCAAATACCTGAAACAGGTGTTATTGGTATAAATTCGGTTGCAGGACCAAGTGGTTCTGTTGGAAACGGGTCTTTAGATGATGTAAGGGAAGATTTAAATCAATCCCCAAAAATAAATCAAGTTATTAATACATTTACTTGTGAAGGTTCTGTTAATTTAGAGTGTTACGGATGTCAAAAATCTCCGGTTAATAGTACTATATTAATAAGACCAAGAGGAAACCCTTGTTTAGAATTTAATGGTGAAACAATTTTTGAGGGTGGATGTTATATTTTTATAACAACTATATTCATTTCATTATTAAGAGATTGGGAATTAATGTTTGAGTGGATTGCACGAAATATGGTAATGCTCGGTGCGTGTAGAAATGTCTTCTCGCATAGATTTAATAATAATTGGGTTAATGGTGTTTTATATGCTTTTGCATTTAAAAATGAAGTGAGAGGGTTTAGTTCTCCTACGGCTAATCCACCAAATGCACCTATCGCTAGATATTGTAACGATGTTGTAATGTATCATAATCCGTCAAGAAGTTTTTATTATAGATGTTCACCGTATAACCCTAGTTCAGGGGAATTTAGTGGTCCATTGAAGTTTCCTACTACTATTATGGATTTAGGTCCTAGGTCGGCGTTTTTACAAGAGTTGGTTATGTCAGATGAGTACGACGGTTATTTAGTAAATAAGTTAGAAACATCAACATATTCTCACGTAGATGAAATATTAAATTTATTTATTGTAAGTAGATTTATGGATAATAACTTTTTAGAAAATGCGTTAGGGGCACTTAATATTTTCGCATATTTTCAAAATGATAGGGACGGTAGATATTTGATTGACGCTGACTACGCTCAATTAATTTCTATTAATTCTGAGTTAGGTGTGGCGTCATTTCAATCATCTAATTATCCTGATTCACCAACAGTAGTTGGTGCGGGTGGTTTTGTTACAGGTATTCAATATAAGATATTGTCAGATGGTACGCCTTCTAACCCAACTAATTTTACCTCAATTGGTGCCACAAGTAACGCTATTAATACATTATTTGTTGCGACAGGTCCAGGTACAGGTACAGGGTCTGCGTTAGTTGACCCCGCGATTCAAAACCCAATTTTCTTTGATTGTGATAACTCTTTGGGAATATTCTTTTCATCAGATACACAACTTAGAGATTATGTTACACCAAAGAGAACTATTATAAACCCTATTGGGACAACCGCAAGTTTTTGTACTTTTAGCAATTTCCCGGTTTATTCTCAATTAGTTCCGTTGTCTCAATGGACTATTGACGCGACCTCAGGTAGTAAAAATAGTATTTTTGGAGGAGAATCTAATGATTGGGATTATAGTACAATTTATTCGTCAAAATATCAATCTTTAGATAGATTATCACCACCATCGAGATACTTTAGAAGTTATAATACCTCACAAAATAATTATTTAAAAGGGTATATATACGCGGTTACCAATGGGAATAGTTTAACACCATCAACACCGGGAGGGACTCCAATGCAAAATGGTTCAATTACTGCACTTGTACAATATTGGGATAAAAACAATCCTGGTCCTGAACAGGTGACTACAGGGGCACCATTCCACTTTTATTTTGGTCTTAAAAGAGGAGCATCCGCATTTGATAGATTTAGAACAAAATGGATAAACACTAGTAATATTGTAAATTAAAATGGATGATATAAGAATAGTATTAGGGTCGTTACGATATAAAACATCAACAAATACTGATTTATCTGTCCCAACACCGTTAGTTCAAAACTCAAAAAATTTACAAGAATTTGATAGAAGTATTGATGTTAATTTGGCTCAGGTGTTTAATGACGAAAGACAAAAATCAACAACATTTAGACCGGTTTGTAAGTTTCAAGTCTTATTTAATAATTCATATACCGGGTCAACAAACTATGAACCACTAGAAAATAATTTATATTATATTAACGAGACTGCGTTAACATTAAAACAATGTGGAGTAAATCCAACCGCAGTTTCGTGGCAAGGGTTTCCTCAGTATGATGAGTTTGATTTTATTAGAAGTGACTATAGTGTGTCGGGATATACCCTTCCAATACCTTCAACAATACCCGGAGCGGCACCTATGGTTCACGTAGATTTTGTTGCAAGAAGTGCGTCAACCTATAATTGGAATCATTTTGTTAGTTATCCATATAAGAACATAGATAAGGTTATGAATTATTATGATGGGACAAATCTTTTAACACCTTCGTTAGTTTGGAACGCTGTTGATGGAATTCCTTTTTATGTTAAAATTGATGATAGTACCGGGGCTAGTATTGCTAATGGTGTTACACCAAATCCGTTGTTAGAAGGTGGTAACCCAATTATTAGGTTTAAATGCCCTGTTAAACACGGATTATCGGAATCGGAATTTGTTAAAATTAAGTTAAGTGGTGGGTATGTTAATACATTCCAAGTGTTCTCATTTGGTGATGGGTTACCGGGTACTGAAGAATATATTTTTAATATCTTTAATATTGGGTATTCGCCTTCAATTTTTATTGAAGGTGATACGGGTACGTTTAAAAGAATTATAAATTATGAAAATCCTAATGACACTACCTCTAAATATTATGTAATTCAACATAAAATAATTACAGATGTTAATGACGCTGTTTTAGTTAATGCCGGATTTGAAAAAAATATATTTGGGACTAAAAAGAAATTTGAAAGTCCTGTTTATACACCAAATAATGTAAAGAGAACTTCTATTAAAGAAAATTCTCAATCATATACTTTATCTTTTAATAAAGATATTGACGTGAGTGAGTTACGTGATAATCAAAAAAGACCAATTAGTGAGTTATATATTACCACAATATGGAAAGGTTATTTTGGATTAACTTTTGGAAGTGTTGACAATAATGGTAATGATGTAGGGTTAAAACAAGGGTTCGATTTTAATTTATCACCGGTAGATAATCAGTTTAATACTCCACAACCTTGGTGGGAAGGAAATAATGTTGAGTCAAATTTTGTGGATTCAAATAATAACCCATACCCAATAGGATATTATAACACTCCTTATGGGTTTGTGAATAATGGTAATATTGATTTCATATATCTTAAATCACTTAAAAGTGGTGATACAATAAATGGTAATTATTGTGAGTGGAATGATTATGAACAAAAAGAAAGAATTATTTCTGAAATGTATCATAAGTTCACATTTAATTCAGATGTGTTTGATATGAGTTTACTAGATAATAATAACAATCAATTAGGTTATTATTACAAACCAAATAGACCAATGAGAATTAGAGCGTTTTCAGATTACATTGAAACAGGGAGTATTACAAATATTGCGGATGTTCCGGATTATTCGTATTTCTCAACAACTTATAATTCGTTTATTTGGAGAGATTTATACACCTATGGTTTTAAAGATGGTAGTGGTAATGGTGTTGACTCTCCATTTTTGAATGGAAAACATTACCCATATAATAATTATATTTTTAGAATAATACCTGAAGGAACTAATTATATAGAAAGTACTTTACATAATTACGCTACTCTTTATGGAGCGGCTCAACCAATAACCGACGATTGTGAATAATAATAGTTATAAATTTACCTTACCAAAAGGTGACGACAAATATATCAACATACCAATTGAAATTAAATGGGATTTTCTTGGTCAAGATAGTGCTGTTGAGGAATATCAACAAAATGTTATTGAGGACGTAATTGGATTTCCGGGGGATTTTGAGATTTTAAGGTTTGCTCACGCACCATACGATAACGAAACAAAAACGGATATTAAATATGATTTTCATTTTTTTGGTATACCAACGACTAATAGTGATGGGGGAATAGATTATTTGGTTCCGGCTAACCCGTCAAATGATGTTCAAAATTCAACAACTAATTCAAGTTATTGGGTGACTAGTTATATCCCTGAGGGGTTTACCGTTATAGATATATATTATTATGTTAAACCATTTACTAAATCTTTTTTCAAATTGGATTTTTATGATAGTAAAGATACCATTACTCAAACTAATTATTTTACGGTAATAATCCCTGTTCAACAAGGATATACCGTTACAGGAATAACTAGTTCATATAAACCATCTGTTAATATTAAAATACCGTCATTTAAATTAGATTATGTTGGTGACAAAGAGGGGTTCTTTTTATATTGGTTAAGAAACACAAAATTCTTAGACATTAGTAAATTTTATATGACGGCAAAATTTTTTGATGCTAGATTAGGGATTTTCGTTAAAATGACAAATACACCTCAAAGTGAGATACCATCAAAGTTCAGATTCAACCCTGAAGATTATTTCTACTATGAGGTTAGATTAAGTTATGATGAAAAAACATATGAAGTTTGGGATAATAATAATAGAGTTGGGACGACAAGTTCAATAAAATGGTATGAGTATATAAATCCGTAATATGACTGAAAGAGATTATCGTATTAAAATATCGCCTGAGTTTATTAGTGGAGACATTTTTAACGTCAGATACAACGCGGGTACAATAACCGGAACCGGAATAATTAACAAATGTTGTATAATTCCTGCTGAGACTTTTAAAATTGATTTAACAGGTACTTCTTATGTGTATTCGTCAATGACAGAAGTATTGTCAGGTGGTACTAATGGTGCGTCATTATTAACCGGATTAACTATTCCGATATTGTTAACTGAAACTACTGTTGATGTCGGATATTATTCGGTGTTTGATGGGATGGTTTTACAACAAGATACGATGTTAAATTTTATCTTTTCGGGTAATAGTATTAATCCTTATAGGTGTTATTTTCATAATACGTCCGACATCGAGTTTAAAAAGTATTTAGAATTTTCAACATACAAGATTGATTGGGGTGATGGACAAGTTAGTGCGGTGACATCAACATCTATGTATCATAATTATACTAATTCTACCGCATATACAATTACTCTGTCAGGTATGAGTCCTTGGGGTACAAATATAATAACAAAAACAATCAACCCCCCATTTACGGGTACAACAATTTCAAATCCTAAAGGAACCGCTTATTTTCAACCGGCGGGTGGTAATTGGTCCAATACATTATTGTCATATGATTACATATTCAGTGGTGATTCAAGTTGTGAAGCTACTTTAAATGATATTAATTTATTTAATCCAATTACTAATATTCCATTTTTAATTACGGGATATACGACATCGTCATTAAGTGATTTGAAACAATATGGTACAACACTATATAAAACGGGTACTCAAGTAACGGGGAATACAGGTATGATTGGTACGTATTCAGGAGTTAGTGCAGATGGATTATATACTGCCTATACAATTAATGGTATTGATTACTATGATTATTCGGATGGAAAAACTCTTTTTGTTGTAAAATCATCAGGATTAACGTCTGATATGTTAGTTTGTCAACCAATTGTAAAAAATGATTTATTAATGAACATAATTGACGAGGCAGAAGTGCAATCCAATATATTTATTGAGAGAGGAAAGAACTCAGCTCTTGAGAGAGTTGAAAGATTGGGTGAGGTTGACAACGTAGGAGATTTGGTCAAATACGGATATAAATTTTTTAATGTAAATAATAGTATATAATATGGCGACAGGAACATATGGAACAATAAGACCGGCGGATGTAAGTCCGGAAGATGTTGAGATAATTTTAAATTATACACCATCAAGAGATGAGACAGATAATTTTGTGTTAACAAAGTTGGATGCGTTGTCTATTTTAAGACCTTACTATAATAATGATACCACAGGTGTAAACAATGGTATTGAGATATTAGGTGGTTTATATAATTTAAAACTACCTGCAGAACAATTTAACCAAATTGGTATTTATACTTTATTTATTAGACCCGTTCAAATTAGAGCCACAATATTAGATTGTGGTGTTCTATCCGCTCTCCCTAATGTTAAAGGTTTAATTTTTGACTTAAATTCTGTACCGGCAAATTTTAGAAATAAATTTGTTAATCAGGGGTTAGTTGGATTTAGAATTGAATATTTAAATTCTGATGGAACTAAAATACCAAACTTTTTTAGGATTATTACGTCATCATTCTTTTGTGAGCCAGTTGTTCAAAATTTAACAAACTCATCACAAAAAGCGATAAGATACAAATATAGTGATAATAATACAAATTTATTATTCTGTACATTAACTCCGTCATCGGCACCAACAAATAAGCCAAATGCGACCCCATATATTGGACAACCAAATCAAAATGTGATTATTACCAATACTTTCTTTAATCCAATAACTTTGGATATTGAAATTGGAGAACACGATTTCTCAACATTGGCAATTGCTTTATATGGTAATCAAACCAAATCAATTGATGATGGTATCTACACATTATACGATAACGCTAATAACATATACAAACAATACAACTTATATGAGATTAGAGACCAATTTAATGAGTTATTATATGAGGTTAGACAAGACAGAGGTAATAATATAGATTTTAGTAAAAACTTTACAAATATAACTCAATAATGGCTACAGAAAAATTTACGTGTCCACCACAACCGGCAACAGGTGCGGGTACATTCTCAGATAATTTAGTTGGATTCCAATTAGTTGCTGGAGGTGGTTTAACGCAAGGTAATTTTGAGTTTACTACCGGGATTACTGAAAAATCAAATAGAACTTTTACCACAGGTGCGTTTTCTAATCCTATTAATTTAGAAAATTTGGGTGTTAATAGTGTTGCCCAATCAAGAGCTATTTTTGAAAATAATTTTAAAGTTTATCCTAATTTTGATTTAACTCAAGTAACTAATTTTACTTCATATGGTTCAATGGTTAAGAGAATCTCAACGTCTGTTGAAACCATTATTAGTAAATTCCCGGCAGCTTTAGAAGTTAGCTTTATGGATGAAAACTATTTAACGGGTGCAACTGCAACAAATATTTCTTATGACCCAATAACTAACGAAACAAGTATTGATTTAAATATTTCAAGAATTAGAAACCCTTTTGATGTTGATTTTACAGTTAATGCTACAAGAAATTTAGAGTTAAGGGAAGTTCAAGTTTCTCCATTGAGAAATATGACCAAAGAATTTACTAAATACTCCTTATTTTTAGGTGGTATTGGTTATGATGTTACTTATATTATACCGACAACATCATTAACTACGGGGACTCTTACGTTATACATAAATGGTAATGTTTTTTCAGGGTTAACGGAAACTTATGATGATTTAGTTATTAGACCAAATGATTACCAAGTTAATAGAGTTTTTAATGAAGATTTAGATGAGGTTCAAAGATTCTTGTTAAATAGAAATGTAGTACCAATTTACACTGCGACTTTTCAGGTACCAAATGAAAATGATGATGGTTCATTTTATATTCAAAATAAATTAGTTACTTGGCCTTTATATGGTGGTTGGAATTTAGATATTTTAACAAATTCTTTCACAACTTATCTTACAACATTAAATGAAATTAGTGTTAATTTTGATGGATATCAAACTAATCTAGTGTCAAGATTTTTAACTACAGATTCTCTTAAAGAATTTGATACGTCAGACCAAAAGATTGAAAAGATACTACAAATATATGGTAGAAGTTTTGATGAGACTAAAAAATTCATTAATGGTTTAGCGTATATGAACTCGGTTAATTATAATACCGGTAATGATATTCCGTCACAATTATTGAAGAATTTATCTCAAACATTAGGATGGTCAACAAATATGTCACCGATAACTAATGACGACTTTTTAGGGTCGGTTTTTGGTCAAAAAAATGTAGATAAATCCGCATTTAGTGGGGTGGGACAATCCCAAACACCTGATGAATTAAATTACCAATATTATAAAAATTTAGTTCTTAATTCGGCTTATTTATTCAAATCAAAAGGAACTAGAAAATCTATTGAAACTTTAATGAGATTAATTGGTGCTCCGGATGCTTTAGTTGAGTTTAATGAATATATTTATTTGGCTGACCAAAAAATTAATATATCAGATTTTAACTCACAATATGCTAGTATATCAGGGGGTACGTATAATAGAACATTACCTACTTTAGATGGGGGATATACTTTTACTATTCAGGGGGTTAAATATTCAGGGTTTACAACAACCTCAGTTCTTGAAAGTGTTGATTTAACTAAAAGTGATTATCCGATTAGTGATAGTGGTTATCCTAAATCACCGGTTAATTCTGAAACCTATTACTATCAAATGGGTAGTGGATGGTTTGAGTCAACACCAAAACATAGGTCACCTGAACAACCTGATTTAACTAATAGTGTTTTTACAGGTTCAAATCCAAACTACCAAACCAAATTGGCTCCATTTACCTATGGACAAGAATATTTAAATGTTTATAAATCATTCCCATTTACTAATTTAGGGTATACTTTAAGTTCGGCTATAGATAATAATAAAACTTGGGTTGATACTGAAATTGGTAGTAGAAGTAATTTAGATGGTGGGTATAATTCATTATATACTACTGATAGTGAAGATTTAGTTATTAACGTAAAAAACGTTGATTTATATTTGAATCCGGGACAAGGGTTGTCTTACGATGTTTGGTATATGTCAAGAGAATATAATTTCCCAATTGCTAATCAAGGTTTGGGGTATGTTGCACCAACAAGATGTAATCCTGACCCGATATCGGCATATCCACATAGAGGGGGAGTTGATTCAACAGTAATTAATCCTGAACCAAGAAAACAAACATTTTTTGAATTTGCTCAAACATTTTGGAAAAACACTATTAATGTTAGAAATAGACAATACGCAACCGATGGTGGAACAAGTGGTTATCCGACATTATCGTCAATTTATTGGAATTATTTACAATCAGAATCTTTAGTGGGGGTTCAAAATGATAACTTTACATACAAAACAATGATTGAGTATGTAAGTGGTATGGGTGATTATTGGATTCGTTTAGTGGAACAAATGATACCTGCAAGTACTATTTGGAATACGGGTGTTAAGTTGGAGAACTCTATTTTTCATAGACAAAAATTTGTGTGGAGAAGACAACGAGGTTGTGAATTAGTTCCAATTCTTTGTAAACCTTGTAAATTTACGGGTAGTATTTATTTAAGTGATTGTAATGTTTGGTCAAAATTGTGTGATAGATATCCGGATAGTGTTTTAGAATTTGGTAACTTTAACAATGTTCTTGCAAGTGTAATTAATAATTGGTTAAATCCTGCGTCTGGTGTTGTATTGGCGGCATCGTGTAATGTTAATACGACTAATAGTGAATGGTTTGTTGACATAAATATAAATGGGTCTAATATTATCCAATATCCGTTCTTTAATGGTACAGGGTATAACTCTATTTCGTGTGGTACTGAACCTGTTACTCAAACATCTAATAGTAGCTCTCCTTGTGTGTCTCTTTGGGAAACTGCGTTGGATGATAGTTTAGCACAGTTAATTTCTTTAGGTTATGATTATGCTTATGAATATAGTGATGGTCAAAATATGGGAGACCCACCAACAAAAGTTAGGATATGGAATATTAATTGTTCCTCAAAACCAATAATAGATAAAATACAAATAAGGGTGGGTGTACAATTTACTATGTCCTGTCAAGAATAATATAAAAATAAACTTTAGAATAACTTACAAATAATTAATGGCTTGTGATTTAACATATAACGCTAGTATAACCGGAGATTGTACTAATACTAATTCAGGTGGATTTATCGTAGATATCGTTGGTACCGAACCTTTTTCGATTCAATGGGTATCACCGTTTACCGGGACAACATCTTTAGGGGCGAGTGGTCTAACTTATAGTCAAACAAGTTTGTCCGCGGGAACGTATACGTTTAACATCATAGATAGTTGTTCACCAATTAACACGATTCTGCCTGTAAATATTTTTATATCGAGTGGGACGTGTGTTTCAATAATAGGTGTAGAAAATACACTTTGTGGTGGGAATAACGGTTCAATAACTGCGTCTACTAGCAGTATATACGGAACACCATCATTTAATTTATATGATGCTTCTACGGGATTTGTTGCTTCGGCAGAATCATATACTAATGAATTTATTTTTACAACTCTACCATATGGTATTTATTATGTGATTGCGAATGACGGTGGTGGTTGTACCGGAAAATCAGAAACTTGTATAGTTAAAGAATCAACTACAATTGATTATGGGTTCTATATTGTAGATGATGCTGGATGTTCAGTTAATTCCGGAAAAATGTTAATTTCAGGATTAACAGGTAATCCACCATACACTTATTTATGGTCTGATGGTAGTATTGGGAATTCTATATCTAATTTACCTTCAGGGACTTATAGTGTAATTGTTACTGATAGCACAGGATGTAGTGTAAGTAAAAGTGGTTTTGTTGGACGAATAACTCCTGTGTCTTTTGGGGCTACGTATGTTACTCAACCAACGTGTTTTAGTAGTGATGGAGAAGTTACTATAGTAATACTTGATGGTACACCACCATTTTATTATTCGGCGTCAAATGGAGTTACAAATATTACATTTGATAGGAATGTGACTTTCTCAGGATTAAGTTCAGGTCTTTTTACAATACAAGTTACTGATGCGGGGTTATGTAATTTTACTTCATCAGTTAGTTTACAAGTTCCAATGGGAGTTTCAACCGTGTCTGTAGAAACTAAAAATTCTAAATGTAATGATTTAACCGGGGTTATCGGACCTATTAACGTTTTTGGTGGTATGCCACCATATACTTATACGTTAATTAATTCTATTGGTGATACTATAAGTCAAATACCTTCTAGCAGTTCTACTTGGAAATTTGATAATTTATCATCGGGGACTTATACATTAACCGTTTCAGATTCAGGTTCTGCTGCTTGTGTATTTACAGGGTCTTATACAATTAATAATACCGTAGTGTATGATTTAACTGTTACGACTACAGGGACTACTTGTAATGGTAGTAATGGGTCGGTTAAATTAGAGATTACATCGGGTGGTACACCACCTTACATATACAAGATTAATGGAAAGTCAATCACAACATCACTCACATCATATACGTTTAATAATGTATATTCAGGTGATTATGTTGCAAGTGTTACTGATGCCTTATTATGTTATCAATCAACCCCTTTTACTATTGATAGTTCAAATACTATTGATTTTCATTTGTTGGGTGTTGATTCTATTAATAATAATGGTTCTCTTACCGCCTTTATAACAAATGGGACACCTCCTTTTACATTATATTTTGATGGTGATACTGTTGGTACTACGGTAATGACTATTCCGGATTTATCTCCGGGGAATTATGAGGTTAGAATTGTTGATAGTGCGGGATGTTCAAAAAGAAAAATGAAACCTATTGGTGGTACAATTGAGTTAGGGTCTACAGGATATTATAATGTTTGTAATGGAAGTTTTACTGAGCCTATAATTATTGAGTCAAGTATAAGACAATATTTTTACGAAGGGTATGATGAATTAATTACATATAATAATACTCAATATGGGTATACTAATTGTATCTTAACCGGGGCAACATTCTCTGCGAGAACTACTGTGGGTGATTGTGTTAAATCTGAAGTTTTTTATACAAGTGAGGGTATACTTGATTATCCAACAGATGGTGAATGGTTTAATGTTATTACTTCATTAATCGAATCTTGTCCTCAAATTGGTGTAGGAAATGTTAATATTAGTCCATTAACAAATACAATTACTGTTACAACAAATTGTGAACCCGAATCGTTACGCAATACAAATGTGTTAGTAGAAATGTTTATTGATTATGAGATAGAATGTGCTTGTCCAAAACCATCACCTACACCAACACCAACTTATACACCAACACCTAGTGTTACAATGACTAAAACACCTACTCTAACACCTACAAGAACTGCAACACCAACAATCACACCAAGTCCGACAGCAACTATTGGTAGTACACCTCCGGTGACACCTACTCAAACTCCAACACCAACAAAAACATCTACACCAACACCAACAGTAACAAAAACTCCAACACAAACAAAAACTCCAACACCAACAGTAACAACAACACAAACGGTTACACCTACACGTACACCAACAATGACACCGACTCCTTCAAGTAAAGAGACGTATTATGTTTACTCGGTGTGTGGTACGAGAGTACCGTCAATAACTAATACGGTGATTCAACCTGTACCGGCAATACCGGGTAATGTTATTGATGATGTTATATTGGATGTTAAAAATAATAGATGTTGGGTATTAGTTGCTATTTCAAGTAATTTATCTCAGTTACAAAATACTTGGAATGGTACTACTTACTCAAGTAATTTCTTTGAGAGTATTAGTTTAGTGTATCATCTTACAGATGTTTCGGCATCTTGTAGTCAATGTAATAAAGATTTAGAAACTTATATTATTATTGATGAAAGATGTGATGTAACATTAAATAATCGTAGTGATTGTGAAGAGTCTAATGTTGTTGGATTAATTAAGGTTAACAATTTACCGATATATTCTTTTGGTCCGAATTTTGGGATTAATAATAATACGTCATTAATTGATGTTGGTGTAGGTGATTTAATTACTATCAGATTAGATGTTCCAACTGGTAGTTATTGTAATTTGGGTATTAATGATAATGGGGTTTCTTATACCGAAGAGTCATATGGTGGTGTTATATTGTATGAATACATAGTTGGTTGTAATTCTAAAAATGAAATTACAATTTTCTCAAGTTGTCTACCAACTGAACCAAATTCCAATATATGTTTTAGAGGTGGGTCTGAGGCAATTGGTACTTGGAATTGTACTATAGAAAAATCCGGATTTTGGAATGGAAAACCTTATTATCAAATGTTGGATACTAATGATTGTACAACACCTCTCGAATTGGGAGGTAATGGACTATATGTTTGGTGGAATAACACTTCAAATCAATGGGAGTTTACTGATGAATTAGGTGTTAATACCGGATATTTTTTTAGTTATAATGAAAATCCGGGATATTTACCATTAACTGATACATATTATTGGGTTATTATTGACCCGGATTTTGTTATGTTCTCTTCAACATTAGGTAATTGTTGTTTTTGTGTTAGAATTGAATATATAGATGCGGCGACTTATGGAGGGACTTACCTTGATTGTGATGGAATAACTCAAAATTGGATTATACCTGAAGCGGGTGATTCATATACTTATTTATGTACTTCAAATCCTGACAGTATAACTTGGAATATACAACCTGATAATATCATAATATATGGTGAATGTGTTAATAATGAATGTTTAATACCAACACCAAGTAATATTTGTTTTACCGGTGGTGGTGAGACACCTGGTCCATTTACTTGTACTGTTGTACCTGAAACAGGTTTAATAAATGGAAAACCATATTATAAAGCGGTTATGGGTGATTGTACAACACAATTTGAAGCTGGTTCTCCAATATACATATGGTTTTCGGTGTCAGGTGATTATGTAGGTTATTGGGTTGTTTCTGAATTAAATAACGCAACATTTGGTAATGTATTTTCATATTTTGGTGACTATGACATAAACTATTATCCTATTGGTAATTGGGAAAGTTTAGAGACAAATTATTTTATAAGTAATTCGTCATTCGGTGATTGTCCCGCTTAATAAATAACATATGAGGGTTAAGAGATTTTAATAAATACCCCTTTTAATTAAACTATTAATGGAATAGGTTCGATGTAGACTGAACTAGTATAAATTAATAGATAATAAAAAACCCCTCCGTTAAAGAGGGGTTTTAATTTACCATATATTTTCTTGTTTCATATGACCTAAAACACAACAATAAGCGTCTGTTTGGTCAAAATTCTCTTTTTTAAGAGTGTTGTTCCTTGTGTATTGCCAAGTGATTTGAGGTTCTTTCTTGGCTATTAACTCCCATATAATTAGTTTCTTATCAATGTCTTTTGGTAAACCACCGAATAATACAAATTTACCTTTATCATTTTCTTTAACTAATTCAGGGAAGGCGAACTTACGTGAATTATATGTTGATATAAAGTCAGGAACCACACCTAAAACGTCGTAAATTTCTTTTGTGACCAAAGTATTAAACCTTAATAAAGTTTGGACTGTATAGACATTATTTGAGTTTAATAAAGGTTCTTCAATAATAACTTTACTAATACCCATATTTTTATAGTCTAAAAGTTTAGTTCTAAATATTTCACCTTTAAGAAGTAACTCTTTTATTTTATTTTCTTCTTTTGGTTTTGGTGTTGGTGAAATGTGAGTTAATTCTAATAATTCTCTACTTTGTATGTCAAATAATGCCCAACCAATAGTTTTGGTTGACACATCAAGCCCCAAAACTTTAGGGCTTTCTTTTAATGTTTTTTTCATATGTTAAAAATCAAATTTTACTAAAAACTGTTGAATACCCTGTCTTTGTACAGGAGATTGTAGCTTTGATACAATCATAAGATTCATTTGGTTATCGTAAAGACCAATTTCTGAAATATATGGTGGGATACCTTGTGACCAAGTTGGGTTTGATGAGTTTTGGAATTCTGCTTGACCAAGATTTATTTTGTACCTCATTTCGTAAATGGTCGCTTGAATATCGGTTTCTAATGACCCGTAGAAGTAATATTCGTCACCAAAATTAAGTGTTTGTCCTGTTTGTCCCACAGTTGGTAATGAGATAAAATTACTTAAAATATATGGGTTTGCGGTGTTATATAAATCATTAGTGATGACAAATGTGTTTTGAGTTATACCACTTTGAGTAAGATACCCGTTAATTGTTGTTGCACTTAATTGGTTACTAAAATCAATTATCTTCCATTCAGACGATACTGGTCTAGTGTCACCTGTAACTCGTTGACAAATTATTTGTAATTTATTTGCTACAAAACCATTAACAAGTGTATTACCTGTAATTTGTTTTAAACAATTAAATTCGTCACCAAATCTAACGGCAACATTTTGACTACCGGGTGTTCCACAATCAACGTTTGGTCCTAATATTGACGAGTAATAGTTACAATGTAATGAATTAGTTGCTCCGGATGATGTATTGGTTAATAAATAACTAACATACATTGTTTCATTTACATTTGATAATACTCCGGCAAATGATGATTGACTAATACCACAACTATTTGGAACTACCAATGACGTTGTTGCTGCGGGTAAAGTCCAATTACGATTTGATTTATACGATAATGCGGCAATTAATTCTTCATCATCAATTACAATAATTTTTTGGTCAGGAAATACTTTCCCAACTCTATTTGGTTGTCCGTTAACATTATTTGGGTGTGTGTCCCATAACATATAATAACGAATACCAGGTGTATTCATATTACTATTTTTACTTGACTGAATATAATGAGGTTTAAATAATATTGATGGACTAATTGTTAAATTATCATCCGGTGGTAATACATAAAATGTTTCACCATAACAACATTCAGGGTTTTTATGCCACATTAACCAAGGTAAATGTAGTTTAAAGTTTCTGGCGTCACCGGTAGTATCTTCGGCAATAGTTCCATCAACAGGTTGTTCTAACGCAAATTTTTCACCATAGAAAAAATCAATAGTGTTATTTGTGTAGTGAATAATCGCAATTGATTTTTGTTCTTTAGGTGTTACAACGATTTTATTGTTTAATGAATCATAATAATATACAGAATCTTCAATATCACCGTTTAAATCAACAAAAGTTTGACCACTATTAGACATATAACCTAAATACTCTTTAGTTCCAATATATGATTTAGACCCAAATGTTTTGTAGTTTTGTATTGCGTTTACCCCCGTTTCAATTAACCCTGCTGGATTCTCAGACCAAGGAATATTCATATTCCACACTTTAACATCAAATTCGTCAGTATTACAAATTGATTCAAAATTAATAACGTCCGGATTCCAATGTGGTGTTGGAGTAATACTATCGTATAAATCGGTCATATTTGGTGGATATACTAATGTTCTAACGTAGGTACATGCTGACAATATGTATGAATAGTTTGGTGTAACTCTATCTAATGTGATAACATTTAAACAGATATCGACAATTTTATAAGTTAATATGTTAAAACAACTATCAACGTTAACAAATGTATTAACCACCGGAGTTGGTGTACATCCGGTTGGGGTTGTAACACAACAAGTTGCTGATGGTGTTGGTGTTGGTAGAGGTAATGCGCAAGCGTCATATGATGGTGTTGGTGTCGGGGTTGGTGTTGATGTAGGTGTTACTGAAATTGGTCCTGTTCCACAAGAAATAGTATTTCCATCAAAATAAATTGTGATTAAATCACCTTTTGCGGGTAATCTAACAATATTGGCGTTACATCCTGAGTAAATTATTTTAATTTGTGTTCCACCGGTAAATGTTGATATATCAACAACATAGTTGGAGTTTATTACGTATTGGTTATCGGTATATGCACTCCAAGTTGATGGTGAGGATGATGTGTCTCCACTAAAAAATCCTCTCATCGTTGCTCTGTTATAAATCGGGGAAACTGCGGGGTCAGAAAATGGTATACCATATGTATTATTATCGTTTGAATCAACGTAAATTGGGTATTTGATATTTTGTTTATTTCTTTGACCCGGTGCGGAATTTTGAGAGTTAAAATTAGGTTCTAATATATTATTATTAGCCTGATTATATGATGTACCTGTTAACGTATTGTATGATACCTCACTATCACCTATTTGAAAAAATGAAATATTAAAATTACCTTGAGATAGTTTTAATCTACCTGTGTCGGTTAATCTTGTGTTGATTAATGCTGATGTATTTTTAAGTATATATGCCATACTGATAAATATTCTATATTTTATTATTAATTAATTTTTATTGAACAACAATCACACCCACTAATAACTGCATTACTAATTGAGTAAATGTCATCACTATACCCTACAACACATTTACCTGTAATTGTTTTATCAACTCTTGATGTTGTACTTATTGTTATTGTGTCACTATTAGTGATTGTTAATGAGTTCCAAGTATTGTTTATATTTGATTGGAATATATAATCAGTTTGACACCCTGCGGTTGTGTTGATAGATGTTGTATTACCTGTTATAGTACTATTAATAGTGGTTGCACTTAGGTTTTTATATAATATTGTTCCCGTTGTTAAAATTGACGTACCACTTGTTGGCGATGAATAGAAACTATTGGTATGAATTAAATCAAATGTTATTGTCGCTCCTTCAGGTAGTGGTGGTGTAATAACTACTGTTGTTTCATATTCATTTACCACTGATATGTTATTATTTACAGGTATTGTTTTAGATGTGCTTAATGATATAGTATACATTGTTGATGGTACAGAACTTTCAATAGTTTGAGAACTTGTGTAAACATTACCTAATGAATCAAGAACTGTCAAAGTATAAATACCGCTACAAAGGTTAGTAAAAATAGGTGATGACGAATAAGTTACTCCATTATCTATTGAATAACTAAATGGGGGGTTATCTAAATCAACATTAAAAATTATACTACCATCACATAAACAAGTAGGTTGATTAACACTTCTTTTAAAATTACGTTCGTAAATTGAGTAAGAACAATCACCTAATGATGATGTTATAAACACAGTGTTTGTACCACCAAAACTTTCCCAATCTAAAGGTGGATTTGAATCCACTGAGTTTGGTGATAGTATTGTATTACCGGCTCCTACTGGTTGGTAATTATTGATAATCCAATTATCATTATTTAAAGTCCGAGTAATTGTTATGTTTGAATTTGAATCATCTACCCAAGAAGGGAAACCTCCGTATAATCCGTTTGGGATAAAATGTTTATAAACATCCGATGGTAATGCTTTTGATTCGAATTCCAAACAAAAATCATTATATATTATTGTTGTTGGTGTTGGAATGGTTATAAAGGTCCCACAATATTCGTTAAATATAACAATCGATGAGGGTATACCGTCAGTTTGTATTGTTACACCCGCAAGTAATGTATCTCGGTCTATATTTTCCGCATTTGTTAAGGATGGGTAAAGTAATGGAATTACACCATTTAATTGATTAAGGTAAATGATATATGGTCCTGGTGATGTTGTTCCTGCTGATAGTGTTATTGTATAATATTTATTCATAATTATCCGATTATATATGTTGATGATGAATATGTGACATTTCCTCCTGAATATCTGTATGCTAAAATTGCGTTATTAAAATTAGTGTTTGCACTATAATTGACTATAGGTGCCGACCATATTTCAAAATTACGTGTGTCTGCGGAATTAGGAAATAATATTGTATAATAACAAAGATATGCTGAGTTATAGGATGACCCATATATTGAAGTATTTACCCCAAGATTTTTATAGTTACATACTGTCCCGGATAATGAAGGTATTATTGAAGGTGATGTTCCTGAATATGGATATGTATTTGTGGTCCATTGATTGGTAGAGACATTATATCCAATTGTTTGAGCGGAAACCGTAGAAGTGGTTGCTGTTGCGTACCATAATGTTTCAAATGGGTTAGAATAATATATACCATACCACCCAAAACTTGTATTGGCGGAAAAATATTGATTATAATTGGTTGTTGTTGCAGTTGATGCGAAGTTAAGATTCATTACATTATTAATAATTACGGGGCAATTAATGTCACAGTTAGATATTGTGTATGCACTTGTGATTGTGTTTGCGGTAATATTAAAAAAATAATTACCGGTTGATGTTGTTCCGGTTAATACTGTTGATGATGGGTGGATTTGTATGCTAGTTTTACTACTACCATCACCACAATTATTTGGGTGAGGTTTTGAAGGGAACTGCATATAAAAAAACCTGTAATACCCTATATTTGTGTTATTAGTACTATATCCTAATCCGTTTGAATAGTTAATAGAGTTCACCCAAGAATTATAATATGTTGATATTACAGTAGATGAACCGGTAACCCCAAAAACACCCCTATTACTACCATCAGTTAAATTTGTTTTATTATATGTTATATCATTTGTGTCTGTTTGACATATAGATATGAAGCCTGGTGTATAAGTATAACTATTTGTACACACTTTACTATTATAATAAAAAAGAGGGTTACTATTATATTGTAATTGAGGTGAATTTAAGGAAAAAATATCATCAAATCTACCTAATTGTGGTGACCAAATTTTATTAAAGTTTTGATAAGGAATACTCCCACTATTGGAGGTATCGTAATACTTAAAATAATCCTCATTATATAAAGTGTTCAAAGAACAGGCAGATAGTGAAAATTTTACGTATGTTTGACAATCCCCTGTAATTCCAGTTATTGTTGAACCAATGATTTTGTATGGGTTAGTATATGAACAACTATCACAATTAAAATTATCTAAACACGTTATAAGTAAGTCCCAATCGGTATTTGCTTCTGCGGGAATTATATCAATAATTATTTTATCACCATTATTTACTGTTAATCCTGTTAAACAAGTTATTTTTGTAAAATAACTAGTGGTTAGAGCTGATTTAGAAATTACAGTTGGTGTAAATTCAAAGGTATTATTATTTATACCAATTACCCAATTTTCCAAACCAATTATATTTCCACCATAACTACTACCGCTAAATGATAATTTAAATGTGTCAGGAATTGATTTACCTTGAAATTTCCAAGCAATAAATTTTGTGGTCGGAGATAACTGATATGTTGATGAAACTGGTTGAGGTGTTCCTTGACTTCTTGAACTAAATATAAGGTTATGATTATAACCGCTAGCCCAATATTGAGTTTTTGTGTTAGTTCGATTAAAACAAGTTAATGGTTCTATTGTTGTTGTTGGAAAACAGTCACCATCAAACAATATACTATTGGTTCCACCTGTATTTGAAAAAGTTAACCCACTTACAATTACTTTTTGAATAATAGGTGTATAAACACCTTCAGTTAAAGGTATTGATGCTGTCCCTAAAAATGGGTGAGGTATATCATATTCTCCTGAAAAAACTGAACCAAATCCCGTTCTTTTTGCTAATGTTGTAGTATTATTTGGGCCATACCAATGAATAACATAGTCCGTAATAGTTTGGCAAGACCCTGTTAAAATTCCACAAGATAACCTTGTTATTGTTGTTGCGGAATAATTAGATAATCCTAACTTACAACTATCACATACGTTGTTGTCTTGAATTGTTATTTCAAAACAATAATTTTCAATGGTATCTTTAAACCCTAAACTAGTTGTTCCTGTTGGAACTATAATAATATAGGGACAATTTGTTAACTCATTAAGTGTTGCGGAAGAAAATGGTGTTGACGTATAGTCACTATCTAAATAGATATTGAAAGGTCCTGGTGATGTAACACTAGAATTAATACAAGTTGATGCTGAAAATGTTGATGGCATATATTTTTTAAGTTAAATCAAATGTGTATCCGGACATAGCGGTAGGTAAACAATTATCGATATCTTGTTCCACAATTGTAACATTAAATGAACAATCCGGTTCAACGTATAATGTACAAACAGTTGTTGCGGTAAAATCTCCCCAATAATCCACGGTTGTTGCGGTATATGAACCATTTCCAACTTCATTAATTGCTGGTGATTCGTTAATATTATTGTCACCCCATACCCAAGTAGTTATATATGGTGCGGTTCCTCCTGATATTGAAACAGAAACTTCACCGTCAAGAGAACTTGATGTTGTTGGTTGAGATACCTCACATTCAACTATCATTGGAAGGATGGTTATTATTCCACATTCATTTTTATATCCGACAATTGTTGGATTTGGTGTGATTGGTGGTGTGTAACAAGGGCTAACCAATTGTGTACAAGTTTCACAATCATATGATGCAAAACTAGGTGTACCATTATATATTGATATATTAGGTAATGTTGTATTATTTAATGTGACACCACTATATTCTACACATCCTGAAAAAATAATGTTTCCATTACTACCGGAAATAGATATAAAATATTGAGTTCCAACGGTATCTGTGAACCCGGGAAAAGATACGAATGGTTTTGAATTGTTAGGTAAACCAAAAGGTTCTAACCCCTGACAACACGAATTAAAATAATATGTTTGTGACATTATATGTGTTTTATTTTACTATAAATAATCTAAAGTTTGATTTTATTAAAAATATAATTGACATTTGTTTTTAATAAATGGTGTGTTGGGTGATATTTATAGATATGAAACTTATAGATACAATATCTAATGTTGTTACGGAAGCCAAAGATGCTTATGAATTGGCGTGTGACAGAGGTGTTCCTGAGAAGGAACTTGATAGATTAGAAAAAAACTACTACGAGTCCTTAAAACTTTTAAGGATATATGAAAATTTAGGTAAGAGAGAAAATAAACAATCTGAATAAAAATTAATTATCTTGCGATTTCTGTTATTTTTACGTAAAATCCGGTATTAGGGTATATAGTAATAGTATCATCTGAAGAATCTCTTCTAACATTTACTGCCCAACCATATCCTGTTGTACTACTATTAGTTACTCTACCCGCTAATGGGAACAATGTACCACTTCGTGTACCACCACCTGAACCATTAGCCCAAACTTGTCGTTGAACACCGATTTCAACCCCATTCCAAGTTATTTGAGAAAAGAATGAATCGCCCGCGGCTCCATCAACAAAATACATAGCGTATACTTCAAAGAAAATATATGACGATGTAGAAAGAGGTGTATATGTTCCGGAAACTACGGCAGTGTAAATATTTGTGTTGTTTGTGTAATCTGAAGTAAAACTTAAATCACTTGCACTAAATAATTTAGTTTGAATTGTTTGTCCAGCAACCCAAGCGTTAGCTGTTACACTACCAACAACAACCAAGTTACCGGAATCTGAAATACTAAAACATAAATTGTTGTAAGCACTATTAACAATTTCTAATCCACCGGTATTATTTACCCTAAAGGTTTTATTTATGTTAGTTGCTCCGGCTGCCGTGTTTGTTACTTTAATAAAGTCTGTATAACCTGTACCACCAATAGTATTACTACCACTAAACACAATCATAGATTGATTATTACTGGCGTTTAAAATTGCAGAACCATAAGTACCTGTACTAGTATAGTTACTACCATTATAACTCATTCCAGATATTGTAGTTGCTGACACTGATGTTGCACCAAAAGTACCTCTCACATCTAAATTATAATTTAGTGTTGGATTACTTGTGCTTGTGTTAATACCAACAGAACCATTACCATCTGCTTGGAGTAATAAATTACCTGAACTTGTTCCTCCATTACTTCTAACATTTATTGATGAATATGTTACACCACTTGGTGTGAAAAAAAACATTCTAGCCCCTGAACTACCATCAACAAAGTTACGTGAATTAATTAAAAGTGGGTAATCAGTTGTTGTTGGTGTTATAGATACTACACCATCAATACTTCCACCTGACAAAGGTAGATATAAACCTGATGTACTACCTCCGGGTAGATAAACCCTCCAATTAGCGTTAGTACTTGTGTAACCACTAATACCTTCTATATTGGAACTTGTCCACCCACTTAAAAATGCTTGACCGGCAGATGAACGATTATTAATTACTGTTGTATAATCAGAATAGGTTACAGAAGAAAACCCGGTAAGTCCCGATAGATTATTCCATAATGTGTCATAATTCGGAATAACATATTGATAAACTTTATCGGTTTCGTGAACATACACCATCATACCCAATCTTCTTCTACCTGAAGAAATATTGTCAGAATTTAAGGTTAAATAATCCGGAGATAAAAATGTTCCATTACCTTTTGTATAACGTATTGGGATTGTGTTTGCTGATAATTGAATTAACGATGGATATGATGTTGCGGTTAAAGTTAACGACAAATCGGATAGGTTATATACTTCCATATAACCACCAACATTAAGATTAGAAAAATTAGTTCCAAAAACAGATGTTCTTGAAACGGATAATGGCGTAGATACTTGAACGCTTGATATTGGATTTTTGTACGGTACTGACATAATAATAAATATTATGTTTTTGTATTTCCTTTAAAGAATATTGAAGATGATAAAGATGGTGGTGGAATCGAACTTGGGATTAAACAAGATGGGTCAATCCAAAGAACTCGATATACGTTTGATGGTATTGCGGCACCACTTGAAACAACAACATTAGTTGATGATAATATAGTGTCAGGAATTAAATTATAACCAATATCATTTGAACAAGGTATGTTTGAACCAATGTCTACAGTCATATTTGTCATTGAACCACCAACAGCGTTTAATGGAATCCAAAGAGAATAGAAATATTGGATACCTGTATTAACTTGAGATGTTGATACCTCAATTGTGTTGAAAGTATATTGGTCTTGTGAACATCCAAAAGTATCTGTTGTTGTACCTGTTGTTTGTTTAATATATCCTTTTAATGTTGAAACATTTGTTATAAAGTTTCCATTACTTCCGGTAAATCCTGAGTAGTGAATGTAGATATTTAAATCGTTAGAATAACTACTAACTGATGGAACACCTCCGTTACCCCATCCTAAGAAACTAGTTGAACCACTATTATACATATAATTACCTAAATTAGTTAATGATGAGGTGTCTTGTGGTTCCGGAACCAAATAAACATATGGGTCAAACACATATGGGTAAGTAGGTGTTGGAGTATGTGTTGGTGTTATACTCGGTGTTGGAGTATGTGTTGGTGTTATACTTGGTGTAACCGTATTAGATGGTGTTAAACTAATTGTTGGCGTTATTGATGGTGTGATAGTAGGTGTGATAGTAGGCGTGGGTGTTAAAGTTGGTGTGATGTAGATACAATCATACACGATAAACTTCTCACAACCATCTGATGTTATAATTTTAATTCCAACAGCGGGTGCCATATCAAATGGCGGTGGTAATATAATTTCCACTGACGCAGGAACGGGAGTATTAATTTGTGAAATATACCCACAATTATTCCCATAGACATCACATACGTAAATATCGTAGGGGTAATTTAAACCGGTTATTGAATTTAATATTATTGATGTCATAGTTTAACAATATAACCAATTAGTTCCATTAATTTTAACATTAAAGTATAGTGGTGAGTTGTCATTAATTTGAATTGATGCTGGATTATCTTCACCACAATATGATGTAAAGTCACCAGAATTTTCACCTATACCGAAAGTAATTGGTTGTCTAATACCAACACCTCTTTGGTCGGTTATATAGAAATTATACGTTTCTCCAACACACAATTTATCAATAAATTGTGGTGAGTTTGAATTTGTACTATAACTACCATATATTGGTGTACCTAACGTTGTTAAGTATGTGTAACAATTATTGGTATCTGATTGGTTTTTATAATAAATATAAACTTGATAACCTACCGGTGGTATTACATTAGAATCCTTAGTTAAATAAGCGTATACAGATGGTACTGAATATGTTGATGAACACGATATACAATTATTTTGTGTAGGAGTTGGAGTTAATGTAGGTGTTGCAGTTGGTGTTGGAGAAAATGGTATTGGACAAGTAAAATATGCGTTCCAACCAATACTTTGACCAACATAAGGGTTGTATAAATACATTTGTATAGTTGGATTTGAGGATGTTTTAGATAAATTTGTTGAACCTGACACAGTATTAACTTTAGGGTATCCATCAGATAAAATCTCATTTGGGGATGTCCCACCTGAAGGTAATGGATAGACTCCTCCAGTAATAGGTGCGGTTTTTCCTGATAAATAACTATTAAATGTTGTTCTTGATGAGAACCCTAATGTATTATAGGATGAACTACCAACATATCCCGTATCATATAATAATTCCACACCATCATATATTATAAATCTATCTGGTTGTGCAAGTCCGTTATACGTAAATGTAATGTTACCTGACACCGAACTACCGGTTAAAGATATTTGATACATATGTGGGTAATATAGGTTTGTATAAGTACTTCCTAAATTTTGATTACAACCGCTATATACAATACCTTGTGAAGGTGTTGGGGTTGGTGTTAATGTGCTTGTTGGTGTTATCGTTGGTGTTGGTGTATGTGTTGGTGTTATCGTTGGTGTAGGTGTTGTTGTCTTTGTTGGTGTATTTGTTGGTGTTGGTGTTGGTGGTATGTCTAAACAATAAATACAATCACCTAAACTTGATAAACCATATGGTCCTGAAGTGATAATAATTTTATTTTCATTTCCGTGGTCATAATCAATACCTAAATATGAAATACATTGTAGTTTACCATCTACGTAGGCACCAAATACGGTAAAGTTCACCAATTCAACACTATCAGGTAATCCTGACACAGAATTTGAATAATAGTATTGACTTGAATCATAACAATCTTGCCATTTCATTGAGCCAGGGCAAATAATTTGTCCTGTGATTGCTGAAAAAAGAGCGAAACCTGAACCATCACAATTTCTAGCAATGTCTTTAGAATAGAAAGGTCTTCGTTTTAAGGTATTTTCGTCGTATTGTGTTGGTGTTACGGTTGGTGTGGCAGTTGGTGTTGGAGTGTAAGTATAACCGCTAGCGTCAATACCTATTATTGAACAATAGTTAGTAGATGATGGTGTTATTGTAATTGTTGGTGTTACACTTATTGTTGGGGTTGGTGTTGGTGTGGGTATATAATCACAATCAAATATGGCTGTAAAATCTAACACATCACAATTTTTAGTGGGTGTTGGAGTAGGTGTAGGACACGCCCCACTAAAAACGTAAATATTTGATAAATCAGGGCAAGAGCTAACGCAAGGATATTTCCCTGTTAAATAACAAGTACCTCCAAGGGTTTCGGATAAACACCAATAACTTGTGGTTCCTGTGTAGTAGTAGATAGTCCAACCACTAGTTTGACCTGTCCAATAAGAACGACCATTATAGGTTCCACCTGTTATGTAGTTATCGTCGGCACCTACTAATCCGGTATTTTTTATACAATATGTAGAACTACAAGACATATTAAATTAAGATATTTGAAATTGATGTGCAACCATTATTATCAATAACTTTAAGATTAAATGACACTTGACCTTCCATTATTGACGGAACCTGAAAATTGTATGGTAGCGACATTGTAGGGATTGTGTCAATATAAACGCAAGTAACGTTTGATTGGTCACATAGATAGACATTGAACGGTGTTGCACCTGATATGTTGTTAATTAAAATATTCGTTGGCATTTGCTTAAAAGTTATTATCATAAATATAGGGGCATTAAAAAACTAATAAAGTTTTGATAATAATAATTTTATTCGTATATTTGCCTTTATGTCAGACGATGCGGAAATATTATTAGAAATACTACACGAAATTCTTGGTGATGAGAAACTTCACTATGAGTCAAAGGGTCAAATATCTTTTGACTGTCCAATATGCGATGAAGACCAACATAAGGGAAATATGGAGGTGAACTACTTTGAGCACGTTTATAAGTGTTGGAGTTGTGGTGATGAGAACAATACTAAAGGACCTCTTGGAAAACTTATAGACACGTTTGGTAATAAGAAACAGAAGAAAATCTATAATCTACTTCAACCGGAAAATCACAAACCAAAAGAGAAACGAGTTGACAAATTAAAACTACCTGATGGATTCACCAAATTCAAAGATAGTAGTTTAGTTTATCCGGTTCGTCGTCAGGCGTATAACTACTTAACCCAACGTGGGATTACCGATAAAATTATTGAGAAGTATGGTATTGGATTTTGTGATAGTGGAGCTTTCTCAGGTAGGATTATCATCCCATCCTACGATAGTAAGGACGAGTTAAACTATTTTATTGCCCGAAGTTGGGACCCGAATAGTCGTGCCAAATACAAAAATCCTGAATCATCGAAAGATGAAATAATCTTTTTTGAAAGTACAATCAATTGGAACGCCGACATCCATCTTTGTGAAGGGGCGTTTGATGCTATATTCTTACCTAATAGTATTGCTATGTTGGGAAAACATATGTCTGACTTATTACTTAATACGTTATACGAAAAAGCAAACGGGAACATAATTATATGTCTCGACGCTGATGCGTGGCAAGATGCTGTTAAATTATACCATAACTTAAATGGTGGTAGATTATATGGTAAGATTAAAATAATAAAACTAACGGGTGATGCCGATGTTGCCGATTTAAGGGGTGACATCAGTAATTACTTTTATAAAATGAAATAGATGGTAGATTTAAATGAGGTTGCGAAAGAAATAAGGGGGTTATTAGATAAACGAAGAGAGGAACTTGAATTAACATTCGTTGAGGATACCCACACTTATTATATGAAGGATGAAACCGGTGTAATCCGAAGTGATTATCCATCTGTTAGTAAAGTAATGAAATATTTTTACGAGGAGTTTGATACGGAAGGTATCTCACTAAAGAAAGCCAAAGGTGACCCTGAGGTTCAACAACAACTTTTGGATGAGTGGAAAGCTGCGGGAGATTACTCAACCAATATGGGTAGTAGAGTTCACTATATGTTGGAGAAGAAAACGATTGAGATGTTTGGGAATTATAAAAAAGTAAGACAACCTATCTTTGAATGTGACTTTACCCAAATATTAAAGGGGGATAGTATGATATCTGCGGGAACGGCTTACTTAGACCTTATGGTTGAAAGGGGTGCTGTGTTATTGGATACGGAGATTGTATTGGGTGACCCTGAGTTAAAGTATACAGGACAACCGGATAAGGTGTGGTTGATTATGAATAAAGAACAAACCGAGTTTGGATTGGTCATAACAGACTGGAAAAGTAATAAGCCGAAGAATTTTGAAGAGAATCATTTTACCAAAAAAATGTATTACCCATTTGATAAGTTACCAAACAATGCGTTGGGTCATTACTTCACTCAATTACCGTTTTATGGAAAACTTCTTATTAAAATGTTACAAGGAACAAAATACGAAAACATTAAGTTGTATGGATGTGTGATTGTTCTTGTAAAAGAAATTGGTCAGTATGAAGAGTTCCGTGTTCCAAAGACAGTTCAAGATACTATCTTGGATATGGATATGTCAAAGTATTTGACAAAGAAATAAAAATAAACTAAATTTATAAAAAAAGAATATGGACGATTTATTAAAACCAAAGATTGATTTAAAACAACAACCAACATTAGTTTGTGAGGAGTGTGGGAGCATCTACTTCAAAGAAGTTGTTATGATAAAAAAAGTTAACAAATTGTTAACAGGAAGTTCGGAAGACACTATTGTTCCGTTTCCAACTTACAGATGTGACGATTGTGGTCACGTAAATGAGGAATTTAAATTATTTGATAAATAAGATGATTAAAAAATTAGTTCACTTTAGTGACTTACACATACGATTATTCAAAGACCACGACTTATACAGAGGTATTTTGAATAATATGTTGGAACAATTCAGAGAGATTGCTCCGGACAGGATTGTATTCACCGGAGATTTAGTTCATTCTAAAAACCAAATGACACCCGAACTTATTGAGTTTGTTGCTTGGATTCTTACGGAATGTTCTCAAATTGCTAAAACGATTATTATAATTGGAAATCACGACTTCTTGGAATCCAATTCATCAAGATTGGATGCTCTAACACCGGTGATTGATTCGTTGAAGAACGACAACATCGTTTATTTGAAGAACAGAGGTGAATACGAGGATGATAATGTTGATTGGGTGGTGTATTCATTACTTGACCATAACATTCCACCGGAGATTGAAAAAACGGGTAGATTAAAGATTGGCTTATTCCACGGACCGGTTCAGGGATTAACAACCGATATTGGATATAAATTTGAGACCGGATTTGAAACCGATAAGTTTAATGGATGTGATTTAGTTTTATGTGGGGATATTCACAAAAGACAAATCTTCAACATTCCGGGGGGTAAAAAAGCGTATATGGTGGGTTCAACAATCCAACAGAACTATGGTGAGACAATAACCAAACACGGATTCGGAATCTATAACGTTGAGTCAGATGAATATTCATTTGTTGATTTGGATAATCCAAAACCTTTCTTATCATTTAAGATGAAATCATTTGATGATATAATAAACGGAACAGAAAAATTAGTTAATAGTGGGAAGTAATATTGAAATACTTTATAATTTTTTTTTAATCAACCCTGATTATAAAGCTGAATGTGTTGCTGATTTAATGAGTTCACAAGCGGGTCAATTAGTGAAATGTCCAACACAAGAAGAATTCATTAACAAACTATTAACCGATGATGAATTCTATGAAAAGTGGGGTGACGATTGTTGTGAGGAATTAACGACTAGAGAAATGTGTGAAATGTTTGGGGTTGATTATGACAAGGTTACAGAATGGACTTATCACGGTAAGAATATAGACAGAGATTTAGAAGTAAGAACTATGTTAACTGACCCCGGTGTTGGACCAAATTATCCAAAAAGAAAATTAAAAGAAAATGGGAATTAAATTAACCACTAGCCAATTAAAATCAGTTCAAGAATATTGTAAGTTAAACAATATTGAGGATATTGATAAATTTATATCCAAATGTTTTACCGAAGGGTATAACATTAACAAATATGGATTACTAGGTGGTGATTCAGAAAAAATGGGTGGGGTTGAAGAAAAACAGGTGGAAATTGAGGTAATCCGAGAAATACGAGTGGAGGTCCCCATTGAAATAATTAAAGAGGTTGAAGTCATCCAATATGTTGATAGAGAGGTGATTAAGGAGGTACCTGTTGAAATAATAAAAGAGAAGATTGTAAATGTTATTCAAGAAGTCGTCCCAAATATAGACAAAATTGGGGACGAACCTAAGTCAAATGATAAGGTATTACTTCTTCAAGAAACCTTACAAAAGTTAAGAAAAGAATTAACAGAAAAAAATTCAAGGATTACAGAACTTGAAGAAATAAATAAACGTTTGGAATCAATTAAGGTCAGTGAAGGTGCTGTGTATCTAAAAGGTTCCAACTTAAATAAAACAATGTAATATGGAAATTTTAGTATGGTTCATTTTAAGCTACGGGCTTATGAACATTATGGTATTCGGGTCAATATTTCAAGGACTTAGAAACTTCTTCCTAACTTGGGGTGAAAGTCAATTACCATTTAACGGATTATGTCACTTCATATCAGGTATATTAACCTGTCCGATGTGTTTCTCAACTTGGGGTGGATTTATATTATCATTAACAGTATTCTCACCAACATTTATGTTGTTTGGAACTCCACTATGGATTAGTTGGTTTTTTGATGGTATTTTATCATCCGGAGCGGTTTGGGCAATCAATGCGGTGGTAGAATGGTTTGAAGAAAATAGACCAACAAAAAATTAAGATATGAAACAGACATTAGGTGAATTTGTAATTAAGTTTTTGAAAGATAAAACTGAGACGAGAAAAATAATTAAATGTGATGATTTTTTTCAACTAATAAATGATATGGGACTGAATGATGATAATGATGAAGTTATCGATATTATTGATTATTTAGACAATAATAATATTGATATAAATTTCCATAATGCTAAAACCGGCGATTTTTATAACAGATTTAGAAATATTGAAAAGAAAGTTCAGTTGTCTAAAATGTTGAATGGTACCGAACCGGAAGTTAAAAAATTGATTGAAAAGGTTGATTCTATAAAAGTTCAAGAGAGACCTGATTGGTTAGACTATTATAGAAATGATGATGAAGACACAACACCTATTGTGACTTCAGAAAGAGATAGAAATTTAGGTCAAGACATTATTGATAGACTGACTAATGAGGTTAAGGAACGAATTAATAGTGAACCGGGGATTACTTTAGATGAAATACGAGAACAAATGAATCAAGAAATAAATAACAATTAAATAAATAACAATTATGCCAAAGTCAAAATTACGTGGTGGTGCAAAGGCACACAAAACAAGAGTAACACACAGAAACAACACAATTAGAGGATTAAAGAAAAAAGCTCAAGCGGAGTATCAAGAAATGTTTGAAAAAACTATGGAAACTTTGAAGGCTCAATACCAAGATGAGAACGGTGAAACAACTGATTTAAACACAGAAGTTGTTGGTGATGTGACCGACATAAATGTAACCGATGCTAAGGTTGTAACACCTGAAGTTACTGAATAGTTAAAATAACAAATGGATTTATTTAATCCCCCAATAGAATTTAATTATACAATAATGGAAGACATAAATATTGTAAACTTGGATAATCCTTACCTACAGGTTGTATGGGAGGATTATGCCGAGAATTTTACACAAGAAAAAATAAAGAGTGTTCGTCATTACTTCCAAAAGAAGTATGATACGACCAACGTCAATGTAATTACAAAGACAAAGGTTGCTCAGGACACCATACATACCGTAGACATTTCCTTTAACATCTTGGATGAGAATTACCAATTGGAATTGGTTCGTTCATTCTTGGAGTCAAAAGGGAATATGGAACACTACGATGATATCTACCAACTTAATAGTGTGGTGGATAACAAATTGTTATTGGACCAAACAGATGCGGCACCATTCAAAAGATGGTACATCAAGAACATTGAGTTCTCAAACTTCCTATCCTATGGTGAGAATCAGAAGATAGATTTTGAGAAGTGTGATGGGATTACGGTTGTGGAATCAAACCCACCTAATTTTGGTGGTAAGACAGTTCTTACAGTGGATTTACTTATGTTCTTATTCTTTAATGAGACAACCAAGACATCCAAAGCTGAGGAGATATTCAATAGGTTTACAGAAAGAAACAAAGTTGCCGTAAAAGGTGAGATTACAATCGATGGTGAGGAGTATATCTTACTGAGAAACATTGAGAGAAAGTTGTCTAAGAAAAATGAATGGAATGTTAAAACCGAGTTGGACTTCTATAAGAGATTATCTGATGGTAGTTTACAGAACTTCACCG